ATGCACCCGCAGAGTACCGAACCGATCGCCTGGGCCGCTGGAGCCCAGCCGGCGCCGAAACCGGTGCCGCAGCCGAAGCCGACCGTCGAGAACCCGATGCCGTCCCGCATCGGTCCCCAGCACAACGCGATGCGCTACGACCGCGCCGACCTGGACGACACCGTCCCCGTCCCGCCCGGCGTGCAGACCATCCCCGCCGGCACCCGCCACCCGGCCACGATCCCGGTCGCGGATCCGCTGTGCGGGCACCTGCCCGGCGAACCCCACGACGGTAGCTGCGACTACTGGCGTGGGGTGGCGCTCGGCGAGTACCCGGCCCCGGACGGCATGCCGGGCCCGGTGGGGCTGCCGCCGTTCGACCTGCGTCAGCTCGCGGCCGAGCACATCACCGCCGCCGAGCAGGACCGCCGCGAGCGAGGCGCCGCATGAGCCTCCACCCCACCAAGACCCGCATCGCCCTGCTCGACCAAGTCCGCACCGGCAACGTCTTCCGCGACTCGATCGGCGAGTCGTACATCTCCGGCGACCGCAAGGTCACCTATGCGATCCACGAGATGCAGGCCGCCGGCTGGGTCGCCCTAGACCCTGCCGGACCCCTCGACTACTGGCAGCTCACCGACGCTGGCCGCGAGGTTCTCGACGCCGAGGCCACCCGCTACCGCGTCGAGTTCGCCCGGGTCGGCCGCAACCACAACGTATCGCCGTTCGGGCCGATCGTCAGCGGACCGGACCACACCGGTCGGCTCGCGGAGGCGATCCACAGGTACGCCGGTCGGCACCTCGGCTCACGGTTTTACACCGTCGACGTGGATCTGGCCGCAGGTAAGGGCTGGATCGAGGGTGGCCGGTTCGGCACCTTCACCGTCACCCGGGTCGGAGCCGAGCTGTGATCACGCTGATTCTCGCCTACCTCGCCGCCGCGCTGCTCCTCACCACCGCCGGCCTCGCCCTAGCCCTGCACCGCAGCGACCGGCACATCCTCAGCCTGTCCCACCGCTGCGCCCGCCAGGCCGCCCGGATCCGCTCCCACCGCTCCGAGGCGCAACTGCTCGGCGAAGCGTGCGACCGGCTCGCCAAGCGCAACGAGGAGTTGCGCGACGACCTGGACGTCCTCACCCGCCCCGGTGCCGCGCAGGCCTCCGTCGCAATGACGGCCTGGCTCGGCACCCTCGGCGCCACCCACAACCGGGAGTACCCGCGATGACCACGTCCTGCATCACCGTGACCGACCAGCAGCAGCTCGACGCCGCCCTGGCTGATGCCTCCACCACCTGTGTGCATGTCGAGTCGGAGCGGGGGGTGTGGCTGCGGGTGTCGTCCGGCTCGGCCACCGTCCGGGCGTCCGGCTCGGCCACCGTCCAGGCGTCCGGCTCGGCCACCGTCGAGGCGTCCGGCTCGGCCACCGTCCAGGCGTCCGGCTCGGCCACCGTCCAGGCGTCCGGCTCGGCCACCGTCCAGGCGTCCGGCTCGGCCACCGTCCAGGCGTCCGGCTCGGCCACCGTCCAGGCGTCCGGCTCGGCCACCGTCGAGGCGTACGACTCGGCCACCGTCCAGGCGTCCGACTCGGCCACCGTCCAGGCGTACGACTCGGCCACCGTCCAGGCGTCCGGCTCGGCCACCGTCCAGGCGTCCGACTCGGCCACCGTCCGGGCGTACGACTCGGCCACCGTCGAGGCGTACGACTCGGCCACCGTCCGGGCGTACGACTCGGCCACCGTCCAGGCGTACGGCACCACCGGCGTACACGCCCACCAGCGCTCGACCGTCACCGCCGGCAGCCACACCGCCGTGCACCTGCACTCCGGCCAGGCCACCGTCACCGGCGGCGTCCTCATCGACCTCACCCAGCTCGACCTCGCCAACCCGGCCGCCTGGTGCGACCACCACGGCGTCACCGTCACCGACGGCACCGCCGTCCTCTACAAGGCCCTCGGCGACGACCTCACCGCCGGCCAGGAATACGGCAAGCCGACCGTCTACACCGTCGGCCAGACGGTCACCTGCGACGACTGGCGCGACGACGACGACTGCGGCGGCGGCCTGCACTTCTCGCCCACCCCGCACCAGGCCAGCCAGTACCACTACAACGCCACCCGCTGGCTGGCCGTGGAGGTCGACGTGGCCACGCTCCGCCCGATCGACGGGGGTACGCCGAAGGCGAAGGCCCCGTCGTGTCGGGTGTTGCGGGAGGTCGACGCGTTCGGCCGCCTCATCGCCGGTGAGGTCACCGCCACCGCGACGATCACGCGGGAGGGCCGATGACCACCACCGAGCCCCGCCGCATCACCACCATCCAGTACCTGAAGGCCGCCGTCGCCACCCGCCTCGGCCTGGAGGCGGAGCACGAGGGCGCGACCCCGGAGTGGGCCGAACTGCTCCGCGCCGGCCTCAACGACCGGCCCGCCCTCCGCCGCCCGGCAGCCTCCCCTGCCCGCCTGCCGTTGCCCGCGATCGCCGCAGTCCCGCACCGGGAGGTCGTCGACGAGCACCTCGGCGTCATCCGCGTCGCCGGCCAGGAGCCCGCCCGCATCCACGACGAGATGACCGGAGCCGCCGCATGACCGCCCAGGCCACTCAGCCCCGCTTCCGGCTCACCGCCGAGCAGCACCAACTCCTCCTCCAGCCGCTGCACCGCAGCCGCGTCGGGAAGAACCCCAAGGGCTTCTCCCACCTGGAGGCCTGGGACATCCGCCGCTGGCTCATCCGGGTCTTCGGCTTCGGCGGCTACAAGATCGAAAACACGATCGAGCTGGTCAAGGAGATCGAGTCCCCGCCCGGAACGATCAAGTACCGCAACGGCGGATCCAACGAAAAGACCGTCTGGACCGTCGTGTACCGGGCCGAGGTCCGCCTAACCGTCTACGACCAGCACGGCGGGCAGGCCGTCTTCGAGGACGTCGCGTGCGGTGACTCCAGCAACCAGCCCTCGGTAGGCGACTGCCACGACAACGCCATCAAGACCGCCGTGTCGCAGGGCCTGAAGCGGTGCGCCGTGAACCTCGGTGACCAGTTCGGCCTCGGCCTCTACAACGACGGCGGCCTGGACGCCGTTGTCGTCCGGACTGTCGTCGGCCCGCTGGTCGCCGAGTCCGCGCCGGCGCCGATGGCCGTTGAGGACGCGCCGGTCCGGCCGGAGCCCGGCACCGCCCCGACCGGCGCCGACGAGCACCACCAGGAGCAGGCCGCCCCGCACGCCGACCAGCCGGCGTCCGCTCCGCCGGCCGAGCCGAAGGGCCCGCCGAAGGCCACCGACGTCCGGGACTGGGCCCTCGCTGCGGACCGGTCCGCCCAGGCCGTCCGCCAGGCTGCCGCGCGGCTGCTGAACGAACACCCCGAGGTCGCCGCCGAGCGGATCACCAACGATCACGGCGACCAGGAGCAGCTTTCCGTGTTCCTCAACCGGCGGGCCCGGGAGCTGGACCCGAAGCCGGAGCAGGCCGCCCCGTCCCCGCACGACGAGCGGCGCCGTAAGCGCATGTTCGCCCTGCTCACCGAGCTGGGCTACGGCGAGCGGGAGAAGTACCGGGAGGTCATTGCCCACGTCCTCAAGCGGGACGTGGCCTCCAGTAAGGACATCACCGCCAGCGAGGTCGAGGACGTCATCGCCGCGCTGGAGCTGCGTCAGCGGCAGCTGCGTAACCAGCAGACGGGAGCCCCCGCATGAGCCACAAGCCCACCGAAGAGCAGCAGCAGGTCATCGACGCCTTCCGGTCCGCCGACCGCCCCACCATCGTCGTGCAGGCCGGAGCCGGCTGCGGCAAGTCATCGACCCTGAAGATGGCCGCCAACACCCAGCCCAACCGCAAGGGCCTCTACGTCGCCTACAACAAGGCCCTCGCCGTCGAGGCCCGCGGTGACTTCCCCGCGACCGTGGACTGCCGCACCGCCCACTCCCTGGCGTTCGGTCCGGTCGGCCGCCACTACCGTGACCGCCTCGACGGGCCCCGCGTTCCCGCCAAGCAGGTCGCCGAGTTCCTCGGCTTCAACAGCCCCGTCCAGATCGCGGGGGAGCTGGCGCCGCTGACCCCCACCACCCTGGCGCGGCTCACTCTGGAGCTGGTCGGCCGGTTCCTCAACTCGGCCGACCAGGAGCCCGGCGCGCAGCACGGCCCGCGCGTCGACGGCTACAGCCCCGCCGACAACCGGGCCCTCGCCGACTACCTCGTCCCGTACGCCCGCAAGGCCTGGGACGACCTGCAGCTGGTGCAGGGCGGGCGGCTGAAGTTCACCCACGACGTCTACCTCAAGCTCTACCAGCTGTCCCGGCCCCGCATCCCCGTCGACTACGTCCTCCTCGATGAGGCCCAGGACCTGAGCCCCGTCATGGCCAGCCTGTTCCACTTCCAGGACCACGCCCAGCGGATCATGGTCGGGGACTCCGCGCAGGCCATCTACGGGTTCCGGGGCGCGATCGACGCCATGGCCAAGTTCGTGGCCGACTGCCGGCTCACCCTGTCGCAGTCGTTCCGGTTCGGCCCGGAGATCGCGGCGGAGGCCAACAAGTGGCTGGACCTGCTCGACGCGCCGCTGCGACTCAAGGGCTTCCCGCCCGCCGGGTCGACGGTCGGGCCGGCGGTGCTGCCGGACGCGATCCTGTGCCGGTCCAACGCGGGGGCCATCGCCCAGGTGATGCACGCCTCCGCGTCCGGTCGACGGCCGGCGCTGGTCGGGGGCGGCGACGACATCCGCCGCCTCGCCGAGGCCGCCCAGGAGCTGCTCGACGGACGGCCGACGTCTCACCCCGAGCTGGTCGCCTTCAAGGACTGGGACCAGGTCCGTGAGCACGCCGCCCTGGACGACGCCGCGGGGAACCTTCAGGTGCTGGTCAAGCTGATCGACGAGCACGGCCCTGAGCAGATCCTGCGGGTGGTCGGCAGCCTCGTCGACGAGCAGTGCGCCGACGTGGTGGTCAGCACGGCGCACAAGGCCAAGGGCCGCGAGTGGAACGACGTGCGGATCGCTGGTGATTTCCGGGAGCCCCGCATCGACCCGGTCACCCGTCAGGCGAAGCTGGTCAAGGACGAGCTGATGCTCGCTTACGTCGCGGTGACGCGGGCGCGGAAGGTCTTGGACCGGCAGGGCCTGGAGTGGGTTGACTGGTACGTCCGGCAGCCGGTGACGGCGAAGGTGCACCCCGAGTACGCGATCCTGCCGGACGCGCCGGACCCGGTCGACGTCGCCGACGAGCACACCAGCGGCACCGCGGCGCAGAGCTGCACCGGCGCCCGGCCGTGCTTCCTGTGCGACCCGGCCGTCCGCGCCACCTGGCCCGCACCGGTCGCGGCGGGAGCCCGCCATGGCTGACGTCATCCCGTTCCCCGGGGCCGGCACCACGCCGGCCCCGGGGCCCCGGGCCGAGCCCGCCGACCTCGACGCGATGGGGGAGCGGTACGTGGCGTACTGCGAGGCCCGCGACACCCCCGGCCTGGAACGGCGAGCCGACATCCTCGCCCGCGCGGTCGCCGACGACGTTCCGGCGTGGCTGGGTGAGGTCGCCCGGCTGGAGCAGCTGCGCCGGGAACTGGCCGCCGAGCTTGACCGGATCCAGGGCGGTGCGTGATGGCCGACCAGCGCCCCAACTACATCGGCTACTGCGACACCCACCGCAAGCGCCTCTACCCCAGCAGGAAACAAGCCAAGCAGCATCTGCGCCAGCTCCCCCGCAACAAGCGGATGCGCGAGTACCCGTGCGACCTGGTGGTCGGGCACTGGCACATCGGGCATCTGCCCCTGGCCGCCGTGGAGGGCCGCCTGTCGGCCCGCGAGGTGTACGAGGACCGGCCGTGACGGGCCGCAGCCGGCGGCGCAGGCCGCCACGCACGCACCCCTACACGCCGTCCGGGCTGATCCCCGCCGACCACAACGGGCTGAAGCCGTGCATCTGCGGCCGCGCCAAAGCCAACGCCGTGCACAACCACAAGGCGGTCGCCGACGTCGACGCCGCCCAGGCCGCACACCTCCGCCGGTACGGAGACGACCAGTGACCCGCCGACTCCCCGACCGAGGCCGCCTCGACCCCACCTGCACCGCCGACCGACACGGCGACTACTCCGCCTACCGGCAAAGCTGCCGCTGCCCCCACGCCCGCGAAGACCAACGCATCTACCAGAAACGCCAACGGGAAGGCCGCGCCACACCCGCCTACATCGACGGCACCGGCACCCGACGCCGCCTCCAAGCCCTCGCCGTCATCGGCTGGCGGTGGGAAGACATCGCCAACCTGCGCGGCGTCACCTGGCAGAACATCCACCTCATCGCGGTCAGCGGCCGGGACGTCCACCGGGACACCGCCGCCCAGATCGCCGCGATCTACCGCGACCTGTCGACCCGGCCGGGGCCGTCACGGATCGCCGCGGCGCGGGCCGCGGCGAAGGGCTGGCACGGGCCACTCGCCTGGCACGACATCGACGACCCGACCTGCGAGCCGGACACCACCGACCCGGACGTGTCGGTCGTCGACGAGTGGGCCGTCAGCGAGGCCATCGCCGGTCGGCTGGCCGCTGACCGGCTCGGCGAGGTGGACCTGGTCGAGGCGATGCGTCGCCTCCTGGCCGATGGGCTGACGCCGGGGCAGGCCCGGTACCGGCTGCGGCTGACCAACGCGCACGCCCGACGCCTGATCAAGGCGATCAACACACCGACACGCGAGGAGATCGCAGCATGACCACCACTGGGCATCGCATCCCCAGCCTCATGGGCTTCGTCGCCGTACCCGTCCGCAAGTCGCCGGGCATGGTCGCCCACCGCGTCGAGCGGGTCTGGGACGACCAGCGCACCGCCGGGCAGCTCCGCTGGGACAAGGGCAAGGGCGACGTCCTCGTCGTCCCCGCGTGCCTGCCGGCCGGCCAGATGCCGGACGAGCCTCACCACGAGCTGAGCGCAGACATGGCCGACCACCTCGGCGCGGTCGCGTGCACCCAGCAGGCCTGCTTCCCGAACGCCGAACCCCGCTGACCGGGTGGCCCGGGCGCCGCTTCCCCGACGCCCGGGCCACCCACGTACAGCCCGCACCAACAGATCAGGAGCCACCGGTGACAGACCGCGAGCTACGCCCAGTAGGCCGCTTCGAGTGGGAGCAGATCGTCCTGCGCGCCCGCCTCGGCAGCCTCATCCAGGGCAACGGACGCGGCACTCGAGGAGGTGTCTCCGGGGCCGCCTTCAAAGCCGTCGCCCTCGCCTGGGCATCCCACGGCGAACTCGACGGCACCGCCATCTACCCCGGCGACGCCACCCTCGCCGTGGAGGCCGAGGTCGGCGTGAAGGTCGCCCAGGCCGTCAAGCGGAAGATGATCGAGATCGGGTTGACGGAGAAGGTCCGCTCCCGGTCCCGCCGGCAGCACCGCGGCGACGAGTACCGGCTGACCCTCCCCACGGACCTTCTGGACGTGGTCGACGTACTCACCCCGGCCGCGTTGAAGGTCGCCGCGATCACCGAGTACGAGAAGCGACGCGGCAAGCGTGGGGGGTCCAACGGACCCCTCACGGAACCGGTCGGACCCCACGACGTGGGGGGCACACAGGACCCCCCACGCGACCCGGAGCCCGAAACCTGTGGGGGGTCCGATGGAACCACCGAAACGACCTGTGGGGGGTCCGATGGAACCTCCGTGGGGGGTCCGTTGGACCGCGATACCCAACCCGGACCCAGCCAGATATCTACCCAGCCCAAGAAACACGGGGTTCGTACGGCCCTGACCGGTCCGCGCGCGACCGAGCCCGAAGAGCCCGATTCCGTCGCCGAGGTTGAGCAGCAGACCCCTCGGCCCACCGGCTGCCCCGCGCACGGCCGAGCGCTTGCAGCCGGCCAACGACCGGACGGCAAGCCAGCCTGCCCGCTGTGCAGACGCGGCGCACCGCCCACCCCCACCGGCCTCGCCCCGGTGATCCCCATCAGCCGCCGGAGCGCCTCATGACCGCCCCGCACCGGCACCAGACCCCCGGCATGAAACGCGCCCACGCCTCCGCCCAGACCGCCATCGCCCGCGCCCTCGCCCACGTGCCCCCACCGCCCACCGAGGACGACCAGGCGATCGCCGAGCAGTACCCGTACGTCACCCCCACCCGCGCCCGACAGATCCGCCACGAGATCGAGGAGACCCGCCGCCATGGCTGACGGCCCCGCCGACACCAGCTTCACCACCGCCCTCGCCGACCTGGAACACGACCAGCTCCACGCCCGAGCCGCCACCGCCGAACAGGAACGCGACGAAGCCCGAGACGACCGCGACGCCGCACGCCGCGAACGCAACGAGTGGGAGCAGACCGCCGCCCAGCTCGGCAAGCAGCTCGACGAGATGTGCGCAGCCCGCGATGTCCTCCGCGCTCAGCTCACCACCCACAAGGCCACCATCAAGGCCCTCAACGAACAGGTCGCCACCGCCCACAACGCCCTCCGCAACCTCGCCCAGGCCTACACCGACGCCACCGGAACCACCCCACCACCGCCCGTCCTCGGTTCCTCGCCTCGCGCGCAGGGAGGGCCTGCCCCAGCCGGACCAGCCGAGCAGGGCATCCGTCCGCCCGCCTGGGAGCAGCACGCCACCGACGCGGTCTCCGCTGCCCTCGCCCAGACGTGGAGTTGGTCGGACCGCAGCGTGATGCCTGCCCGGATCGCCGAGGTGGCCGTCCGCGCCATCGTTGATGCCGGACTCGCCGGGCCCGGCGGGCGCTGCCCGACGTGCGGCGCCACGTACCCGCGGACCCTGCCGGCGGGCGAGGACCAGCGGTGCTGGACGTGCTCGACGCAGGAGGTGGTCGGGCTGCCGGAGTACGCCGGCAGCGCGGTCGGCCCGGCTGCCGCTCCGGGCGAGCTGCCCGAGTACCACTGGGGCCGCGCCTGGAGCCCCACCCAGGACGAGGCCACCTGCCCCTGCCCGAAAGCGCCGTGCGGCTACGTCGTCCGCTCCAGCGAGCCGACCGGGTGTGAGCTGCACGGCCCGATGCAGACGATGCGCGGTGGCCACCCTGCCGACCGGTGCCCGGGGAGGTCGGCCGAGGCGACCGCCGTGTCCAGCGTCATCGCCGTGCCCAGCCGGTTCGCGCGAGCCGCTGGAGCCGCCCACGGCCAGAACGACACCCGCGACTGGGTGCGGCTGCCTACTGGCTCCGGCCGCCAGTACGAGGGCCACCGCAGCCTGTCGTGTCCGGGTGACGGGGTCGCCGGGCACCGGCATGACGTCCGCTGCGTCGACCAGGCCGAGGGCTGACCGGTGCTGGGACAGCAGCTCGACCTCTTCGCCACCGACGCGTCAACCGAAGCCCCACCAGCCACGCCCGCACGTCGCACCTGGGCCGACGTGCGCCGAGGCGAGCAGACCGTCTACGACGTGCCCGGATCACCCTGGCGCGGCACCTGGACCGTCCGCCGCATCGAGCGCCACCCCCGCGCCCCGTACGCGTTGATCGTCGACCTGGTCAACGTCGACGGTCGGGTCTGGCAGGCGTGCCCGCACCGCGACGCCCCCGCCGATGTGAGGGCTGACCGGTGATCTGTGACGTGTGCGGCCTGCCCGACCCATACCGGGGCGACGGCGACGGCGTCGGGTCCTGCGACTGCCCCCGCTGCGACCACGGCTGCGGCGTCGCCCGCAGCTCCTACCTATGCAGCGGCCCGGACGATGACGACCCCGACGCCGGTTGGCCCGACGACGACGAAACGTGGCCCGACGACGTCGTATCCCGGCCCGTCGAAACCGTCGAGCTGCCCGGGATCAGCCGATGACCCGAGCCCGCCCCGCCACCCGCCGCGACCAAGCCGTCAACAGTGCGCTCGCCACACCACTACTCGCCACCAAGCCCATCTCCCGGGCCTGCCCGAAGTGCGAGGCACCCGCCGGGAAGCCCTGCCGCCGCTGGATCGCCGGACGGGTCTGCGGCCAGGACATCGGCGGCGGCTACTGGAAACCACTCAAGAGCGTCCACGCCGAGCGTAAGAACCACCGCACAACCCGCTGAGGAGCACCGTGACGCCCCACCACCTCCACGCCCTGGCCGCCGCCTGGTCCCTCCAAGCGGCCCGCCAAGTGCTCGCCTTCCACGTCGACCGGGAGAGACGCCACAACGCCAACGGGCTCCTCGACGCCGCCCCCATCCTCCGCAGCCCCACCTACGGCACCCGGCACGCCACCGGCGACCACGGCGACCCCACCGGCACGCTTCTCCTCGACACCCGCCCCACCCGGGACACCACCTGGAGCGACCTCAATCGGCGTCTCGACGGCAAGCTCCGCTGGCTCGCAGACCAGACCCCCACCGCACCTGCCGGGCCCGACCCGTGGTGGCGGCTCTACGACGCGCTGCCGCGCCTCCAGCCCGGCACCGCCGCCACCATCGGCCGCCACCTCACCGACGAAGAGCGGTGGGTCCGCGACGCCATCCGCCAACCCCGCCCCACCGCACCCCTCGTCGGCGTCCCCTGCCCCCACTGCGGCGAACGCCAGCTGGTGGTGCAGACCGCCGGCCCGGCGGAGGCCTGGACCGTCGTGTGCACCACCGGCCGCCTCTGCATCGGCCCGGGGTGCGGGTGCGGGATGCCGGGCGCTGTGGAGGGCGTCGCGCACATCTGGCCCCGCCACGTCGTCCTCGGCGCGGTCGCGGGGGCCGCACCGACCGCTGTGGGGGAAACGGCGTGACCGCGTGCGAGGTGTGCGGCAAGCCAGCCGGCACCGGAGGTGCCCGCTACCAGCACCGGCCCGCGAGGTACTGCTCAGCCATCTGCCGAGCCACCGGCAACCGATGGAAGCGCGAGGGCAAGCCGGCCTGGCGGATCGAGATCGAGCGGCTACAGGCGCTCTGCGAAACGAACGAGATCGAATGGAGAGACACCGAGATGACGAAGCGCATCCCGCCCGGCCCGCTGTCCACCCAGGTAGCGCGATCCGTCGCCCGCCTACGCAAGCAGAAGGGCATGACGTATACCGAGCTGGTCAAGCGGCTGGAGGACGTCGGCCGACCGATCCCCATCCTCGGACTTCGTCGGATCGAGCGCGGGGAGCGCCGTGTCGACGCCGACGACATGGCCGCGCTTGCCCGCGTCTTCGGTGTCGAGCCCTGGAGCCTCACCGGGCCGCCGCACTGCGACGCCTGCCTCGGATCCCCACCAGCCGGATTCACCTGCAACGACTGTGGAGCGAAGCGATGAGCACCAACATGGCCGAATCTGACCTCGACGTCCTCGCCGACACCGCACTCGCCGACCTCCAGAGGTCGTGGCCCCGTGGCGTGCGTCCCGCCTCGCGTCACGGGCCGAGCGCTGTCCGATGTGCCCGATTAGTGCAACACCATAATGACACTTATGTGCGCGCGGGCAGGTATCAGCCTAGGAAGGTACGATGAGGACGTGACCGAGCCGCACGACGACCTCGCCGACGACCAGGCGATCGCCGAGCTATTCGCCCGCGCCTTCTGCACCTGCCCCAACCCTGTGGAGATCACAACTACAGCCGACGCCGACCGGAGATACCTCTGCCAGGCCTGCGGAGACCAGTGGACCGAGCGGCGACCATGATCTACCACCACGGCCACGAGTACGGCACCGCCGCCGACATCGCCCACCGCCTCGGCCCCGACATCACCCCCGCCAAAGTCCGTGACTGGGCCACCCGCGCCACCAACCCCGACGACCGGCTCCACGGCCGCCTCGACCGCCACCACATCCCCGGCCGAGGCCGCGGCACCACCTACTACCGCCTCGACCAGGCCGCCACCGTCGAACGCATGACCCGTACCTCAGCACGCGGCGCGCGCCGCCGACTTGACACCGGCCTGCTGGTGGCCTGATCATTTCCGTCATCCACCAACAGGTGGGGTGTGCCCTCAGCCCGGTTGATGCGCTCAGCGCTCCCGGGCTGTTGTGCGTCCAGGGTCGGGACGCCGAGGGTGCGGGGAGAGCGGGCAGCCTGGCCACCGCGAAGACCAGGCTGCCCGCACCACCCCCGACAAGCGCAACTACGGCGTGGACGTCGGCGACGCCCCACCATCCACACCCGTGACCGCCCCAATCGTGCCGCTGAACATGCAACCCGCACAGCACAACAAGACCACCACCAGCGGCCCCACAAGCCACGCCACGATCACCCAGATCCCCACCGTCGCCGCCTTACTCGTCTGCTGATTGACGACCACAGCCGGCGGAGGAGGCGGGGGTAGGGCGTGATGCCCCATCGGAGGTGGAGGCGGAGGGTACTGCTGCGGCGAATACGGCTGAGGCTGCTGGTATGGGTCCTGTGGATGCACGTCGGTCATGGTCCCGGCGATGCCCTGCCAGCGGATATAGCAGCTCACCGTCCGATTTCCTGATGACCTGGCGAGGTGAACGCCGTGAGGTGACCCGTGGCCCCCTTCACCGACCGCGAACGCGAACTCGTCACCCAGCTACACGCCGACGGCAAAGGCCGCAACGCAATCAGCCGCGAAACCGGCATCCACCAAAAACGCGTCTCCGCCATCGCCGCCGAACTCGGCCTCAGCTTCCAGCGCGGCGGCGCCCGCACCGCCGCCGCCACCGAAGCCCGCAAAGCCGACGCCGCCACCCGCCGCGCCGCAATCGAAGAACAAGCACTCGCCGCCGCCGAAAAACTCCTCGGCCAAATGTTCTCCAAGGCCAAGGTCTTCAACTTCGGCGGCAAGGAGAACGACTACAACGAGCGCGACTTCGACGAGCCGCCCTTCGCCGACAAGCGGGCCATCGCCACAAGCGTCCAGGCGCTCATGCAGACCGCCCTGAAGATCGCCGAACACGACCGCGCCGACGTCGCCACCTCCGGCGTTGATGCCTGGCTGGAGCACATGACCGAAGACGGCACCGACGAATGACGTACAAGCCGCTCAGCGGGAAAGCCAAGCGCAGCGTCCAGCTGGCCACCGCCCGCTTCAACATCTGGGAGGGCGCCGTCCGGTCATCGAAGACCGTGGCCTCCATCGTCCGCTGGATGAAGTACGTCCGGACCGGACCCGGCGGCAACCTCGTGATGATCGGCAAAACCGAACGCACGCTGAAGCGCAACGTCATCGACCCGATCATCGAGATGGTCGGCACCAGACGCTGCCGCTACCTGGCCGGGGCCGGCGAGGTGTACCTCTTCGGCCGGCGGATCTACACCGCTGGCGCGAACGACATCAAGGCCGTCGAGAAGATCCAGGGCCTGACGCTGGCCGGCGCCTACGGCGACGAGATCGCCAACTGGCCCGAGGCGCTCTGGGACATGCTCGGCACCCGCCTCAGTGTGCCGGGCGCCCAGGTCTTCGCCACGTGCAACCCGGCCGGCCCCGTGCACTGGCTCAAGCGGAACTGGCTCGACCGGTCCGCCCTGTGGATCGGCCACGACGGCACCACCTCCACCGGCCACGCGTCGGACCCGGTCGACCTGCACCGCTTCTCGTTCACCCTCGACGACAATCCGCACCTGTCCCCGGACTTCGTCGAGTCGCTGAAGCTTCAGTACGTGGGCCTGTTCTTCAAGCGGTACATCCAGGGCCTGTGGGTGCCCGCCGAAGGGGCCATCTTCGACATGTTCGACGAGAAACGCCACGTCACCGACGATCTACCCGCGATCTCCCGGTGGATCTCACTCGGTGTCGACCACGGCACCCGCAACCCGTTCCACGCCGTCATCCTCGGCCTCGGCGCCGACCGGAAGCTGCACCTCACCCGCGAATGGCGGTGGGACTCCGCGCAGAAACGCCGGCAGCTCTCCGACGCCGAATACTCCCGCGAGCTGCGGCAGTGGCTGACCAGCGTGCCGGTGCCCCGCTCCGACCTGACCGGCGTCGCCCCCGAGTACACGATCGTCGACCCGTCGGCGGCCAACTTCCGGGTGCAGCTGCACAACGACGGCGTGAGCGCCCGTCTGGCCGACAACAACGTCCTGCCCGGCATCTCCACCCTGTCCACCCTGTTCGCTCTGGGGCTGCTCGACGTGCACGAGTCGTGCCGGCATCTGCTGCTGGAGCTGCCCGGCTACTGCTGGGACGACAAGGCGGCAGAGAAGGGCGAGGACAAGCCGATCAAGGTCGCTGACCACGGCATCGACGCCGCACGGTACGCGGCGCACACGACCCGCGCGGTGTGGCGGCCGATCGTTCGCCCCGGCCTCCCCATCGCCGCCTAAACCCCAAGGAGCCAGACCGTGCCGATCGACAGCCTGTACGACGGGCCCGCGCAGGTCAGCAGCCCACACCGGGCACCGGTTGTCGGCCGTCCGCACAGAAACCGCGCCAAGATCAAGGCGGGGCGTAAGGCAGCACGGAGAAACCGGTGAGACCCACCTCGATCCCCGACGAGCAGGTCGCTGCGCACCCCGGATCCATCAAAGGCGTCATCGCCGGCCCACCCGGCGTCAGCCCGGTCGAAGCCCTCTTCGACGGCCTCGTCGACGGCGGCTTCGAACGCGCCATGATCCGCTGCGCCCTCGAACCCGGCGACATCGAAAAACTCCAAGCCGGCGGCCACGTCTGGCTCATCTTCGCCGGCCCCATCCCCGTCTTCGCGCTGAACGTCACCCCACCCGAGTAGGAGGGATCCGCCATGCCGCTGCCCTCCGACACCCGGCAGGCATGGCCGCCCCGGGACCTGGCCCCGGTCTACGCGAAGATCGACGAGTGGACGGCGTGGTACGCCGGACAGCCGGACCAGCTCGCCCACACCTACGACCGGTCGAAGCCCCGCGACCGGCCCGCCCAGTACCGCGGCGGCATGGTGGGCCGGGCCGCCCGCTGGTGGTGGGGCGAACCCACCCCGGAAGGGGAGCGGCGGGCGAAGCTGCACATCCCCCTCGCCGCCGACATCGCCCAGACCAGCGCCCGGCTGCTGTTCTCCGAGCCGCCCACCCTGACCGCCAAGAACAAGGACACGAAGAAGCGCCTCGACGAGCTGGTCGACGACGGCGCCCACGCCACACTCCTCGGCGCGGCCGAGACCGCTTCAGCGAAGAGCGGCACCTACCTGCGGATCGTCTGGGACCGCAACCTGCGGCCTCGCCCGTGGATCGCCCGCGTCGACGCCGGCCAAGCTGTTCCCGAGTTCCGGTGGGGTGTCCTCACCGCGCTGACGATCTGGAAAGAGCTGGAGCGCAGCAACAACACGGTCGTGCGCTACCTGGAACGTCACGAGCAGGGCGTGATCTGGCACGGCGTCTACAAGGGCACCCTCGACCAGCTGGGTGACCTGGTCGACGTCAGCGGCTGGCCGGACACCTCCTGGCTAAAAACCCTCGAAGGCGTCCAATGGAGGGGCCGCGCCGCAGCCGTACCGACCATCCAGGGCCGCCTCACAGCCGTGTACGTCCCCAACGTCACCCCGACCCGCATCTGGGCGAACATCCCGGCAGCGGTCGACTTGGGCCGCTCCGACTACGACGGTGTCGAGCCGATGCTCGACGGCCTCGACGAGGCCTGGTCGAGCCTGATGCGGGACCTGCGCCTGGGCGTCGCCCGCCTGTACGTGCCGGAGGAATACCTCGTCAACCTCGGTGCCGGAAAGGGCGCCGCGTTCGATGCGGCCAAGGAAATCCTGGTCGGCTTCAAGACGCTCGGCGACGACGACCGCGGCCTGAACATGGAGATGGTGCAGCCGGACATCCGGGTGGAGCAGCACCTGCGCATCGCCGACCAGCTCACCCGCAACATCGTCGAGACGGCCGGCTACTCGGCGGAGTCGTTCGGCATGAAGGACGGCGGGCAGGCCATCACGGCCACGGAGGTGGGGGCGCGGCGTAGCGAGTCGTGGGTGGGCCGCGACGCGAAGATCATCCACTGGCGTCCGGCGCTCGGCGAGATCCTCGAAACCCTCCTCATGATCGACGCCACGGTCTTCGGCACCTCGGTCACGCCGGAGGTGCCGCAGGTCGACTTCGGTGACACGGTCTCCGTGGACCCTGAGAAGCAGGCACGCACTCTGGCCCTGCTTGACGGGGCTGGGGCCATCTCGACCTGGCTGAAGGTCAAGACCCAGCACCCGGACTGGGACGACACGCAGATCGCCGTCGAGGTCGACCGGATCCGCGCCGAACGTGGTGGGCAGGTCGAGGATCCAGACACCTTCACCGGCGGCAACCCGGGCGGACAGGGCGACCCGGCGCAGCCGCCGCCGGAGGAGTGATGACGCATGCCGGTCAGTCGCACCCTCGCTGAAGACCTGGCCCGCGTCCTTGTCGAGCTGTACGCCGCCGCTGAAACCCAGCTGGCCATCGACATCGCGCGACGTCTCAGTGAGGGCATCGACTCGCCCGACTGGGCAGACCGGAAGCTGACCGCGCTCGGAACGCTGCGACGGTGGGCCGAGCAGCTGCTCCGACGCCTCAACGGCGCGATGGCCGACGAGGTCGCCCAAGCGATCGTCTTGGCCTACATCCGCGGCGGTAACGCCGCCATGCAGGAACTGGCCCGGCTCCAGTCCACCCACCCGGAGTGGATACGCCTAGCGGGAGTGACCAGCGTTTCGCCGGCACTTCAAGAAACGATCACAGCGCAGACGGCCCTGACCGCTGCCGCCCTGGCTCAGGTCAGTGTCGCGCTCCCTGGCGTCGAGGCATCACAGAGCCTGGCTTTCAGCCTCGTCAGCAAGCTGCAGGGCACCCATCTGCGAATCCTGCGATGGGACCTCGACGCCTACCGGGAAGTTGTCGCCCGTGCCTCGCAGGACGTGCTGCTCGGCACCGCAACCCGCCGCCGGGCGGCCCAGGTGGCGTGGGAGCGGCTCTTGTCTCGCGGTGTGACCGGCTTCGTCGACAAGTCTGGCCGCAACTGGGAGCTGGCCTCGTACGTGGAGATGGCCGTACGCACTACCGTTGCCCAAGCGGCCGTGCAAGGCCACCTCGATCGGTTGGGCGCTGCCGGGCTGGACCTGGTCATCGTGTCCGACTCCCCGCAGGAGTGCATCAAGTGCCGCCCGTGGGAGGGCAAGGTCCTCGCCCGCGTTGGTGTCGGTGCTCGCACGCTGAAGGTGCCGCATACCACCCGGGCCGGTCAGATGGTCACTGTCGAGGTGGCTGGGTCGGTCGCCGAGGCGATCGCCGCAGGGCTGATGCACCCCAGCTGTCGGCACAGCCTCAGCGCCTACCTGCCCGGCATCACCCGTGCGCCCACCAACACTGAAGACCCGGAGGGTGACCGGGCCCGGCAGCATCTGCGCTACCTGGAACGCCAGGTCCGCTCCTGGAAACTCCGCCAGGAAGCCGTCATCGACCCGGCCGCCGCCAAGACAGCCGGCGCGAAGGTCCGCGCCTACCAGGCCCGGATCCGCGCACACGTCGCCGCGACCGGCCTCATCCGCCAGCCGGCCCGCGAGCAGATCGGCGCCGCCCGTTAAGACGTCCGCCGCAATCCCGCGGCGGCAGCACCACCCATCCCGAGAGCCTTGGAGGCTCACCGTGACCCAGCCCGCCCAGCAGCCGCAGACTGCGCCGCCCGCCGCGCCGGCCGCCCCCCAGCAGGGGCAGCCCGCTCAGCAGCCGCCCAGCCAGCCGCCCGCTCAGCCGGCACAACCCACCCAGCCAGCGCAGGTATGGCCCGGCTACGCGCCGCCGGCCGCGCCCCCGCAGCAGCCTCAGCCCGCCGTTCCGGCGTGGCTCCAGCAGCCGCAGGTGCCCGGCCCGCCGCCCACCCAGCCCGGTCAGCCCGCGCCCCAGCCGTACGCGCCGCAGCCGTACCCGCAGGCCCCGCAAGGGCAGGGATATCCGCAGCTCCCGGCCGCCTACCCGCCCCCGCCAGCCCCGGCCGACGGAGGCGACGACGGTCAGGGCGGCTACGACTTCACCCGCCTGCCCAAGGGCGCGCGGGAGGAAATCGAGCGGCTACGCGCCCGCGACCAGCAGCACACCACACAGCTGAAGGTCGCGGCCGTGTCCCAGCAGGCATGGGTGCTCGCCCCGCAGCTGGGTGTCAACCCGCAGGCCCTGGTCGGGTCGATGGCCTGGCAGCAGGCCGCGGCACAGCTGGACCCGAACGCTGCGGACTACGCGCAGCGGCTGCCCTGGACCATCCAGGGTGTCCTGGCCGCGAATCCGTGGATGGCCGCCCCCGCCCAGCCGGCATCCGGCCAGGGCGGGCAGCCGGCGCAGGGCCAGCCGGCCGCACCACCGCCGCAGCAGCCGCCGGCGCCGCAGCCCACCGGGCCGGCGCGCTCCGGAGGCGACTTCAGCGGCGCACCGGCGGGCGGCGCAACGCAACACGTCGGAACAGGCATCGACCGGCTCCGGCACGCCTACAGCCAAACCTCACCCTAGGAGTCCACCCATGGCGGTGACCCTCGCGCAGGCCGCGCTCCTGTCGCAGAACGATCTTCAGCGTGGCGTCATCGAGACGTTCGTCCAGGCCTCGCCGATCCTCGACCGCATCCCGTTTATGGATATCGAGGGCAACGCGTACGCCTACAACTCGGAAGGCTCCCTGCCCGGGGTCGAGTTCCGGGCCGTCAACGACCAGTACACCGAGTCGACCGGCGTGATCAACCAGGCCACGGAGTCTCTGGTCATTCTCGGTGGCGACGCCGACGTCGACACCTACATCGCGAAGACCCGTGGCAACCTCAACGACCAGCGGGCCGTCCAGACCGCGATGAAGGTCAAGGCCGCGAGCTACCGCTTCCAGGACGCCTTCTTCAACGGCGACGTCGCCGGCGGCGGTGACGCCTCGAAGGGCTTCGACGGCCTGCGTAAGCGGCTCGTCGGCGCGCAGGTGTTCGCCCCCGACGTGAACGGCATCCCCGTCATCGGCAACGGCGGCTCGGACGCTCACGTCTTCTTCGACGCCCTGGACAACCTGCTGGCGCGGGTGCCGGGCATCAACGCGGAGAACGGCGCGATCTACGCCAACAGCTTCATCAGCGCGAAGATCCGCAGCGCGGGCCGGCGCATCGGTGGCGTCGACATCGTCAAGGAAGACCTCACCAGCAAGCGGGTCCTCACCTACAACGGCATCGCGGTCCTCGACCCGGGCGACACCGCCGCCGGCGTCAACATCCTGCCGCAGACCGAGACGCAGGGCACCGCTGGTGCCACCACCAGCTCCATCTACGCGGTCAAGTTCGGGCAGGACGAGGGCGACAAGGGCGTCACCGGCCTCACCAACGGCGGCGTCGACGTCCGCGACCTCGGCGAGCAGCAGGTCAAGCCGGCCTACCGGACCCGTATCGAGTTCTTCTGCGGCGTCGCGGTGTTCGCCGGTAAGGCCGCCGCGCGCATGACCGGCATCAAGAACCTGTGATCGAGGACATTTCGCAGGTCCGCAAGGTCTTCGAGATCCGCAGCCAGGACGGGGTCCGCGTGGCGTCATACCCCACGTACCTCACCGACTTCGACTGAAGGGAGGGCGGCCATGCCGGCTGCCAAGACCACCAACAAGTCCGAGCAGGGCTCGGACAAGCCGACCGCGCAGGAAGTGGCGGACAAGGTCGCCGCCGAGGGCCACACCCCGGGGGAGCGGCCCAACGTCACCATCGTCGAGGGCCAGCAGCCGGGCGACCCGTCGGCGGTCGCGCCGGGAGACGCTCCGGCCGACACCACGGACCCCCGGGAGCGGGTGTCCACCGTCCCCGTCGACGCCGCCAAGGCGGCAGAGGCGGCGAAGGCCGGTCAGGGGCCGGTGGCCGCGTACGTCAAGACCGGTGACACGCCCGTGACCGGGCCGGCGGACCCGAACCGGGACGTCAAGAAGGACCGGTACGAGGAGTACGAGCACCAGGGCGTCAAGCTCCGCCGCAACATGGAGACCGGCAAGTCCGAGCGGGTCAACCCGAAGGGCGAGTCGAAGCCCGAGTGATGCAGGGGGCGGCCGGGGACTGACCTGGCCGCCCCTCGCACCGATCCCCGCCCAGGGAGGGCACGTGGCGTACGCGACCATCACCCAGCTCAACGACAAACTGGGCCGCACCCCCAGCAACGCCCAGCAGCTCCTCGACCGGGCTTCCCGCGACGTGGACCGGGCACTCCTGTGCGCCGTCTACGACCCGCAGGACCCGGCCGTGGTCACCGCGCTGCGCGAAGCGACGCTGGAACAGATCGCCGCGAACCTCACCCACGGCAACAGCACCGGCCTCGGCGGCACCCGCCGCGGCGGCTTCTCCATCGGCCGGCTGAGCGTGCAGGCCGGCAGCAGCGACGACCCGCCGGTGAAGATCGGCACCCTGTGGGAGCAGGCGTGGACGATCCTCCAAGCCGCCGGGCTGACCGGCCATCAGCCGCAGAGCCGGTGAGCAGCCGTGAACTGGGCCGAGTTCATCACGGAGCACATTCCCGAGCCACGCACGGTCAAGGTGGAGGCGTACGAAGGCTCCGGCGCGTACGGCGACACGTACGGCAGCCCCGTCGACGTGGCCCCGTGCGTCGTCGACGACACCAACCGCCGGGTCGTCGCGCAAACCCAGGGCGCCCAGGGCGGCGAGGTTGTCTCGTCGACCACCGTTTTCGCGCCGCCCGGCACGGTGGCCCCGCCGGGCTCCCGGGTCACCCTGCCGTGGTCGGGACGCGTCACCAAAGTCCTAGCCACCAGCGTGCTCGAAGATCACGGTCTTGACCTGCCCGAACACGTCGAGCTGTCCCTGGAGTGACCCGTGGCCGATGACGACGTGGACGTCGACTGGAACGGCCCGGAACTCGAGACCCTCATCGAGGGCGCGGAACCCGCCGGGCTGCTCCTGGCCGCCGAGCACCTCCTCCAGGTGTCCCGCACCGAAGTTCCCCTCGAGGAAGGAACGCTGGAGCGTTCCGGGACCGCCACCGTCGACGAAAGCGACCGCGTCGCCGCTGTCTCCTACGACACCCAGTACGCGGTCCCGCAGCACGAAGAGATGGACTGGCGGCACGCCGCAGGCCGCAAAGCGAAATACCTGGAAGACCCCATGAACAACGAGCGCGACACCATGCTGGAACTGGCCGCCGCGCCCATCCAGCAGGCGCTGGGAGGCTGACATGGCCACAGGTGACGGCTGGACGTCCCGGCTCCTGACCGGCCTCGCCCAGCACATCCACGCCGCCGGCGTCGCCGTGTGGCGGCCGACCGGCGGCTACCAGCCCACCGAAACCGGCATCGTCGTGCGTGGCATCCCCAGCAGCCCTGACCGGATCATCACCCTCGCCCCTTACCCGGTCACGACCACACCCGGCGTCGCCGATGTGACGCAGGGCGTGCAGCTGCGCCTACGCGGTACCACCGACCCGCGCGTCGTCGAGGACCTCGGCGACGCCCTGTTTGACCTCCTCGACTCGGCGACCCGCCTCGTCTGGTCGGGGATCCCGGTCGTGCACGTGCACCGGCAGTCCTACGCGGCGCTCGGCGCCGACGGCAACGGCCGCTGGGAAGCCAGCCACAACTACTACGTCGACGCGATGCGCCAGACACCCAACCGCACCATCTGAGCCGGGAGGCACCCGATGACCCAGCCCGTCGACTACGTCACCGCCCTCGCGCGCCGGTTCGCCGTCGAGGTCGACCTCAACCCGTCCGGCGTCGCGAACTGGCAGCCGCTGATCGGCGTCGAGGATTTCAAACCGGGCCGCACGCAGCGTAAGCAGGCCGACGAGGCGTATGACGACGCCGGCGCGGAGCGGCAGGCGATCACCGGGTCGTCCTGGACGATCGACATGAAGCTGATCCACCGCACCGGTCTGGACGGGGTGACGTTCAACGCCGTCCAGGAGCACCTGCGGGTCAAGAGCGAGGCGTCCGACGCCCTGACGGGTGAGGCGCACGTCCGATGGTTCGACCGGTCCGGTGTGGGTGAGGCGTGGGAAGGCCGCTGCCTCGTCGACTGGGTGCCGGACGGCGGCAACGGCGGCGCCCGCGACACCATCAGCGTCAAGCTGAACGGGCAGGGCGCCCGGGTGGCGATCACCAACCCGAACGCGTCGCCGCTGCCCGTCGTGGCGGGTCTCGCGCCGACCGGTGGCGGCGTGGCCGGCGGCACCCTCGTCGAGATCCGGGGCCGCAGGTTCACGGGCGCGACGGCCGTCACGTTCGGCGGCACCCCGGCCACCAGCTTCCGGGTCGTGTCGGACACCCTCATCGTGGCCGTGGCCCCCGCCAAGGCCGCGTCCACGGTCGACGTACTGGTCACCACCCCGGGCGGCACCAGCGCCAACACCACCGCCGACAACTACGTCTACGCCTGATATGGCGAAGTTCGGCGACGTCACCCAGTACTTCGATCCCGGCCTGACCCTGACCGTCAAGGGCCGGGACTACCGGGTCCCGCTGCCGTCGGCGGAGCTGGGGCTGTGGTGCCGCACCATGACGGCGGTCAGCGACCTCGACAGCGACTCCACCGAAGAGCAGCTGCAGGCCGCCGCCGAGCAGGTCGCGAAGCTGCCCCCGCTGCCGGGCCCGAAGACCATGCCGGAGCACCTCCTCGGCGACGTGCACGCCCGCATGGTCGCCGACGGTGTGGAGGACCCGTACATCGAGTTCTGCGCGATGACGGTGTTCTTCTGGATCATGGGCGGTGAGTCGGCCGCCCACCGGTACTGGACCTCCGGAGGCCACCCGGAAGCGAGGGGCCCGGACAACCGGGCCTCCCGCCGGGCGAAGAGCACCCGGAAGACCGCTACGGCCGCGGCCAGCGGGACCCCCACACCGGCCTCTACGAGTGGTACGAGTTCCCGCCCGAGATCCGGCAGGAACGGCAGGCGGGGCGGGTCACGTGGGCGCAGATCCTGACCCACTGGGTCCTCGTCGAGTGTGACCTCCAGGACGCCGGCGTCGACGTCGGAGACCCCGACCTGATGCGGTCCCGGTCGTGGCGGTGGCTGGAGGTCCGCATCCTCGGCCTGCTGTCGGCCGACACGCGGCTGTCCAGGGCACTCAAGCCCGATCCGCCCGACTGATTGTGGAGGTGGCCCGTGTCGCTCAAGCTCGGCGAGCTGGTCGCCTACCTCAAGACCGACAACAGTGGCCTGAAGCAGGGCCTGGCGGCCGGGAAGACCGAGGTTGACGGCTTCACCCGGGACATCAACGGCAAGCTGCGTGACAGCCGTGGCCGGTTCGTGCGCGAGGGTGAGCAGATCGGCCGGGGTGTTGGTGAAGGCCTGGGCCGCGGCGTCAAGGGTCACACCGGCTGGCTGGGGGCCGTGCAGTCCGCGGTACGGTCGCTGGCCAGCCATGTCGGGGAGGCCGGTAGCTGGCTGCGGTCCACCGGTCAGCGCGCCTCAGATCTGTTCGGCATCGTCACTTCAGGTGTGGGGAGCTTGTGGACGTTCGTCACGGTCCTCGGTGCTCTCGCGGCCGGTGCTGCGGTGGCGATCCCCGCGATCAGCCTCCTCGGCGGGGTGCTGGGTTCCCTGCCCGCGCTGGCTGGCGGCGCCGGCGTCGGGATCGGTGCTCTCGCCATCGGCTTCGCGGGTCTGGCTGATCATTTCAAGGAGACGGCGTCTGCTGGTGGGGCGGCGGTCGATCGGACGTGGCAGGTTCACCAGGCGGTTCGGGCCCTCGCTAACGCGCAGCGGGAGGTGCGGGCCAGTCAGGAGGCGTTGACGCGGGCCCGCGCCGCCGAGGTCGAGCGGCTGTCGGACCTGAACCGGGAGCTGCGTGAGGCCCGCCTCAGCGCGGAAGAGGCCGCGCTCGACGAGGAGGACGCGGAGCGGCGTCTCGCCGACGCGAAGAACGCCGTCCAGATCGCCCAGGACAAGGTCAACCGGGCTAAGGCGTCCGGTGACCTGGATGAGGTGCGGCGCGCCACCCAGGAGCTGCTGGACGCGCAGCGGCAGCAGCCGGGCGAGATCCGCCGCGCCGAGCTGGCCTACGAGCGGGCGAAGCTGGCCACCGAGTCCGCGAAAGACTCCGTCGACGACCTGACCGTGGAGCAGCGCCGCGCCGCCCAGGTGGGCGTGGAGGGCTCCGATCAGGTGCGAGCGGCCCGGGAGCGGGAACGCCGCGCGGTCGAGGCCGTGGAGGCCGCTGAGCATGCGCTGGCCGAGGCCCGCAAGCCCGCCGGCGGCGGGGGCGGCGCCGGTCAGGAGCTCACCAGGCTGGCGCCGGCCGCGAAGGAACTGGTCGACACCCTCAAGGCGCTGAAGCCGGCGTGGGAGGACCTGCGCCTGGACGTGCAGCAGCGCCTGTTCGCCGGTGTGGACGGGGAGGTGCGGGACCTGGCGCGGGCGTGGCTGCCCACCCTGAAAGACAAGCTGGGCCAGTCCGCCGACACCGCGAACAGCCTGTTCAAGACGTTCTCGAAGAGCGCCCAGGAACCGGAGTTCATCAAGAACATCTCGACCGGGTTGGACGCGGTGGACCGCCTGGTCGGCAAGATCGGCAAGAGTCTCGCCGGGCCTGGCGTGGACGCCTGGGGGCGCTTGTCGGCCGCAGCGGCCCCGTTCCTTGACGTGGTCGGTGACGAGGTCGCCGGCCTGGTCGAGGACTTCGCGGCGTGGATCAAGAAGGCCGACGAGTCCGGCGCCCTCGAAGACTTCTTCGAGAAAGCTGGTGACTTCTTCCACGACGTGGTCGACATTGGCAAGGACGTCGGCGGGATCATCGGTGAGATCGTCTCCGCGATTTTCACCGACCCGGAGAACGCCGACGGCGGCGACGCGTGGACCGGTTTCAAGCAGACGCTCAAGGACGTTCGGGCGTGGTTTGAGGATCCGAAGAACAAGGAGCAGATCCGGGACTGGTTCCACAAGCTGGAGACCGCCGCGAGGATGCTCGGGAAGATCACCGGTTGGCTGATCGCGCTGATCCTGTGGTTCGACCGGACTGACACGAAGCTACGCGACTGGGCCATGTCGATGAAGAAGCGGGCCGGTGACCTGGTCGACTGGATCGACGACCGGTGGGACAAGCTCGTGCGAGGGGTGGGCCGGCTGCCGGGCCGGATCGGCCGGGCGGCGCGGGGCATGTGGGACGGCGTCAAAAACAGTTTCCGTTCCGCGCTCAACTGGATGATCGGCCGGTGGAACGGGCTCAGCTTCACCATTGGTGGCGGCTCATTCCATGGCATTCCGGTGCCCTCGCACACCTTCCACACCCCCGATATTCCGATGCTGAAGGACGGGGGTGTCGTCCGGGCCACGCCGGGTGGGCGGATCGTCGGCGTCGGCGAGGGTGGCGAGGACGAGGCCGTGATTCCGCTGTCGAAGCTGAGCAGTGTGCTCGGCGGGATGGTCCGGATCGAGGTGAGCGGGAAGCTGCGGGCGGAGGGCCGGGACCTGGTGCTGGTGCTGCGCGAGGACATCGCGCAGGCCGGCGGGAATGTGCAGAAGCATCTTGGCGAGGAATGACCGTTCCCGGCGCGACGACTCCGCCGGGACGGGCCGAGCAGGCCATGTTTCGTAGGTCTGGTGCGGCCACTGCGGAGGCCGCGGCTGCGGTTGTTTCACCGGCCCAGTGTCGTAACGGCAACCAGAGGAAGAAAAGGGGGTAGCGGTGGCGTATACGGACGGCGACCCCCTGGTGGTGCGGATTCGGATCGCGTTCGGGGCCTCCATTGCCGCCGACCCGAACACGTGGGCATGGACGGATGTCACCGCCTGGTGGCACGCATCCGACGAAATCCGGATCGAGTGGGGGCGTTCACCTGGGGCGCAGCAGGCAGAGACATCGAAAATGTCCTTCACGCTGAAGGATCCTGACGCCCGGTTCACAGCTTTCGACGCCCGATCTCCGTACTGGCCGAACGTCCGAAAATGGACACCCATCCAATATGACATCGACTTAGGTGATGGCTCGGGGTGGCGTAACCGATTCTCCGGCTACATCCGGAAATGGCCGCTGACGTGGCCGGGTGGTTCCGGGAAACTGGCGCTCGCCAAGATCGAAGCGGTGGGTGTGCTTGGCCGCCTCGCCCGGGGGAAGCCACCTCGCCGGTCAGCGCTGCGCCGCACCATCGCCGCCACCTCGCCGGTTGTCTACTACCCGGGCGAGGACGGTGTTGTGGCCGGGCAGGCCGGTTCGGAAGTCGCTGGTGCGGGCCCGCTGGCAGTCTCCGGCGTGGTCGAGTTCAAGCCGGTCGATGACTACAAGCTCAGCACTAGCACCGTCCGCTATGGCACGTCCGCAGTTCCGGACCTGTCTGGCGGAGGCACGCTGTCGGCGACGTTCCCCGGCATCGCTGCGGCGACCGGCAGCCAGTGGACCGTCCACGCCATGGCCAAGATCGAGCCGTCTAACGCGTCCGACAAGATTGTCGTAATGGAGTGGACGACTCCAGGGGGCACCAGCGGTAGATGGCAGCTGGTGGTCACGAAAACCAGCCGGATCCAGGTGTTCGCATTCGATGCGGCCGGCGCGAGCACAATGGTCGTCGACTACAGCGGTGTCATCATCACTTTCACCAGCATCGCCGTGTCCGCCCAGCAGGTCGGCGGGAACGTCCAGGTGACGGCGCGACAAACCGGTTTCGACCTCGCTACCGGCACCATCGCCGGCACCATCGCCGGGGTCACCTCCATCACCGTCAACGCCACAGGCACCACCTCCACGGCGCCGATGCCCGCCGGACACATTGCCGTCTGGGCCACCACCAACATCCCTTACCGGACCTCCAGCGCCCAAGACAGCTACGTCGCCGAGTACGTCAGCGAACCGGCCAAGTCGTATCGGCAGGAAGCCGCAGTGAACCGGCTGGCCCGGCTCACCGCCGAGGACGGGGTGCGGTTCACCGCTCCGCCGGTGCCGGCCAACATGGTGACCCGCATGGGTTGGCAGGCACCCGACGTGCCCACCGCCCTCTACCAGGAGTGCGAAGACGCCGACCTGGGCCTGCTGTACGAGACCGGGTTCGGGCTCGGCTACCTGCCCCGGGCTGCCCGCTACAACGCTCCGGTCGCCCTGACTATCGACGCTGCGGTCCGCCAGCTCGGGGCGTCGTTCGAACCGGTAGACGACGATCAGATGCTGCGGAACCGGTGGACTGTGGAGCGCCGGGAGGGCTCCACCGCCACCGCCGAGGACAAGGACTCCATCGACAAGCAGGGCGAGCTGGAAGGCACCAGCAACAACCTCAACCTGGCCACCGACCTGACCCTGCAAGACCAGGCCAGGTTCCGGCTCCGTCTGGCCACCGCCCAGGAGCCCCGCTACCCGAACATCAGCTTCACACCGAGCAACAGCCGCAGCCTGGCCGCCGCGTGGTGCGCCTGCAAGCCCGGCTCCCGCGTCCAGGTCATCAATCCCCCGGCGCAGCACGTACCCGGGATCGTGGATCAGCTGATCGTCGGGGCGACGGAAACGTACGACGGGCGCCGGTCGTGGAAGGTCACGCTGAACACGGTGCCCGCCAGGCCGTGGGACGTGGCCACGGTCGACGGCCCCCAGCGTGTAGCGGCGATCGGTACCACCCTCACCGCCGACGCCGCGGCGGGGGCGCTGTCGGTACAGATCACCAGCACGGCGGCGAACGGCCGATGGACCACCAGACCGGGAGCGTTCCCGCTGGACATGCTGATCGGCGGCGAGCACGTCATCGCTACGGCGATCACCGGCACCGGCCTCACCCAGACCGTGACCCTGTCCGCGCGGTCGGTCAACGGGGTCGCCCGGTCGTGGCTGGCCGGCACTCCGGTCACCGTGCTCCGGCCGGCAGTGCTCGCACTCTGACACGATAGGAGACCCCCGGTGCCCCTGTACTCCGGTGACTACATCATCCCTGCTGAGGCCAATGTCGGCCGGAGGGTCGGTGACCCGACTGTCCGCACGTCCGACTCGGCCGCGTTCACAGCGGAGACGGTGATCGATTCGGTCACTGTGCCTGTTGTGTCCGGGCGCACGTACAAGATCCGGTGGACGGTGGCGTGGGGGTCCACCGTCGCTGGTGACAGCGTGTTCAGCCGGATCCGGGTAGACGACCTGGCCGGCGCCCAGTTGCAGATCATGCGGGTCAGTGTCGTCGCTACGGGCGGCGCGGGCACCCGCTGGGACGGCACGGTCGAAGGGGAGTACACGGCCGTGTCTACCGGCAACAAGACGTTCGTGGGTACGGGGGCCAGGGCGACTGGCACAGGGAACATCAGCGCGAAGGCGGCGTCCGATTTCCCGATCCGGCTCTATGTCGAGTGCGTGGCGGTGGGGTGATGGCGGTGACGTTGGTCGGGTGGTGTCCGGGTGGGCGGCCGGTGGCGGAGATGCTGGCCCGCTTCGAAGGCACGGGCGTGGGGCGGATCTTCGTCGGTCCTGGTGATCCGCTGCCGTCGTGGGACGGGCCGGTCCTCGGGCCGCTCGTCGCGGCCGGCGCGGTCGTGCATCTGTCGTACAAGACGAATCCCCTGGCGGACGTGCTGGCCTGGGTGGCCCGCAAGCCGCCGGGGCTGCTGCTGAAGCTGACCAGGAATCACGAGCCGGAGCAGCAGCGCGGCGGCGACCCGACGGTCGCGCAGTTCCACGCCGCGTGGGCGGAGCTGGTGGCGGCGCTGGCCGACGTGCCGGGCCGCGACGAGATGCTGCTCGGCCCTGTCTACACCCGGTACTGGTGGGAGAAGCACCCCGGTGACCGGCGGTGGCTGCTGCGTGTGCCGGTCGACTTCGTCGGCTGGGACGTGTACTCCGACCTCGGCTACCGCAGCCCGGCCGATCTGCTGTCGATTCCCCGGCAGGTGGCCGCCGAGACGGGTGTGCCGTATCTGGTGGCGGAGCTGGGGGCGTTGCCGGGTGCGGGGCGGGCGGCGTGGATGCGGGCGATGGTCGCGGCGATCGCGGCGGACGGCGGGCTCACGGCGTGTTGGTACCACCGGGAGGGCTGGGATCTGACTGACCAGCCGGACCTGCCGGTCTGGCAGGCGATCATCAAGGAGGCGACCGTGACGACTGCTCCACCGAATCTGCTCGCTGTCCGCGCGCTGCTGCTCGCCGAGCTGGGCCTGCACGGCCTGGCCCCGGGCGAGGTGGGCATCGTCGGGGATCCGGCTCACCGGGGCGGGTACCACTGTGGCCGGGACCGGGTGGTGTCCGGCGACTACTCGGTGGTCGAGTCGTCGCGGGACCGGGCCGGGCTGTCGGGCTACGCGTCCGGCCTGGACGTGGGCGAGTTCTCGGTGCGCTCCGGCGGCACGACCCACAACCTGCGCACCTTCTCCACCTGGATGGTGCGGCAGTGCGCATCGGGCGCGGCTGACGCCCGGGACATCCGGGAAGTCATCTACAGCCCGGACGGGCGGACAGTGCGCCGCTGGGACGCATGCGGCCGCCGCACCTCGGGCGACGGCAGCCACGTGTACCACACGCACTTCAGCTTCTTCCGCGATGCGACGAAGGCGGGCCGGGACCTGACCCCGCTGTTCCGCCGCTACCTGGCCGAGATCGGCCTCACCACGACCGAAGGAGTAGCCCAGATGTTCTGCAAGCACGGTGACCGGGGCGAGAACGTCCGCGCCCTGCAGTACGCCCTCCACAACATCGGCTTCCCGCCCGGCACCATCGACGGCACCTACGGTGACGCGACCGCAGCGGCGCTCAAGAAGGCCGAGGCGTCGATCGGCGTAACCTCCGACGGCAAGACCTACGACGCCGACTCCTACACCCGGATCCAAGCCCTGTTCGTCAAGCGGTTCTCCGCCGGCGAGCGCGGGCCGAAGGGCGACCCGGGCGGCCTGACAATGGACCAGGTCGCCACCGAGCTGGCCGCCCGCATCACCGCCGGCCCGGCGGCGACCTGATGGTCGCCCGCCCCCGCCGCTGGTCCCGGGTGTTCGGCTACGTGGCGGTGGCCGCCGCCGGAATCGGCGCGGCGATCGTGCCCGACCCGCGCGTGGTCGAGGTGACCGGCCAATGGGTGTACCTGTGGGCCGGGTTCCTCATCGCCGGCGGAATCTCGGCCGCGGTGGGCTCCCTGACCGACCGGTGGCTGGGTGAAGCCCTGGGCTGCCCGCTGCTGGCCACCTCCCTGGCCGCCTACGCCGTGGTGCTGGCCGCCACCCGCCAGCCGCCCCTGGTCATCGGCGGGCTGTTCCTGGCCGGCATGGCGCTGCTGATGTGGGCGCGCAGCCGCGACATCGAGCTGCTGCGACGGGAGGCCACCCGAGCAGCGCACATCCGCAACGGAGGTTCGAGGTGACCACTGGCCAGCTGGTCGTTGCTGTCGTCACCGCGCTGCTCGGCACCGGCGGTCTGGCATGGGCGCGGGCATTGTTCCGCGGCGTCGGGTCTCTGCGTACCGGCGCCCGGGCTACCGAGCGGGCGGCGCTGGCCGATCTACGGCGCCGTGCCGAGGACGCCGAGAAGCTGACTGCTGAGAAGACCTACGAGCTGAACTTTTGGCGCAACATCGCCGGGCAGTACGCCTACCAGCTGCACCGCGCCGGTCATGAGCCGGATCCGCCGAACCCGGTCCCGCCGGTCCGCCGGGGCGACGGGTCACCCTCGGGGTAGCGGACACCCAGCCGCTCCCGCACCTCCACCGCGTGCCCGGCCGCGACCGCCATGTCCGCGCCGGCCGCCTTCAACAACCGCACCGTCTCCGCGCTGATCCCCTGCGGGTCGGCCAACGCCACCCCCGCCTGGATGCCGAGCAGCCGCGCGTCGGTGGTGACCGCGCGGATCGCGGCGATCGCCTCGTCGCGGGGCCGGTCGCGGTCGACGCCGGTGCCGTAGCGGCCGGCGACGCCGGACAGCTCGGCGAGGATCAGCCGCTCACGCTGCGACAACGACGGCACATGCACCATGCCGAGACCGTACCGAGGAGGTACCCCTGATGCATCGTCCCCGCCCTGTCCTCTACCTCACCATGGCCCTGGCCGGTCTCGCCGCCGTGACCGGGTTCGCCGGCCTCGCCGATCTGCTGCCCGCCACGGTCATCCTGTGGCTGCTGCTGGTCCAGGCCGTCGCTGTCGCGGTGTCCGGCGTGTACCTGCAGTCGGTGGTGACGCCGCTGTCGGACCCGCGTGACGACGACGGCCGCCGGCTGCGGCCCTCCGGCGCGGGTCGCATCGACGGCCAGTAGGATCGTCGGCGCGGTGCCCCGGTGACGTCCCGGCCAGCACCGACCAACGCGCAACGCCCCTGGCGGCTACGGCCGGCGGGGGCGTTTTCGCGCGTTCGGAGCAAGTAGCTCAGCGTGTCAAGCTTGACCTTGTTAAGAATCCCTGTAATAAAATCACGGGCATGTTTAAGGATGACGTAGAGCGCGTCACCCAAGCCCTCGCCCCTCTGTGCGAGCCCCTCCCCGACGCGTTCGTCGAAGCCGATCAGATCCGCAAGAAGCGCTTGCCGGAGTTCGACGGCGACCCCGACTACGCATGGCTGGCCACACACACGACCCGGGCCTTCGCCCACTTCAAGCTCGGCAGCAAGGATCTCGGTTCCTGGAAGCTGTCCGGCAAGCACTCTCGTAACGGAGAACTCTGGCTAACTGACGACAGCTACAGGATCCGCGTCCTCCACGGCCCGACTGAGGACGATGTGCCGCCGCCTGGACACAACGGGCAGCGGAAGGCGTACTACCTCAACCCGCCGCTCGTCGACCTGGCTCCGATGTTTGGACCCAAAAACGACAAGCTGCTAATCATCTGGCGCATCCCGGCCGATACCGGCATTCCGGTCTTCCGGGTGGTGCGTCCTATCGGAGACTGGAAGTGGGGATCCCAGGCCAAGGTCGATCTGGACTTCCTTCTGCCGGACACCGCCGAAGACCTTGCCAAACTTCGGTTCGATCCGACGGATAAGGACCTGGAGCTACGGATTCCCGATGAGCGGGAAGGGGGTGCTGACGGTGCTGGCGCCAGCGCCGGGTGAGCGGCTGCGAACCCTTCGGGACCTGCTCGGTCTCACTCAGGAGCAGTTGGCAAAGGCGTCCGGGGTCACCCAGTCGTGGATCTCGCACGCCGAAACCGGCGAGCGGGAAGCGACCGAGGACGGGTTGCGGGCGATCGCCGTAGCGACGGGCACGCCGATGAGCTTCTTCCAGGCGCGTCCGTCTACGGTTCCTCTTGACTCGCTTCGGTTCCGAAAACTTGCCTCGGCGAGCAGAGTCATGACCCGCCGAGTGCACACGTTCTACGGCGAGAGCTACCGGGTCACCGAGGACATCATCACGTCCGAGAACTACCCGACACCGCCCTTGCCCTACGCCATGGGTGACGAGGCCACCAGCAGCCAGATCGAGTCTCTCGCGGCAGCGACGCGGGATGCACTGCGGATCGCGCCCGATGCACCGATCCCGCATCTGACGAGAGCACTGGAGAGGGCCGGTGTCGCGGTAGCGCCGATGGCCCTCACGGATGTCGACGGAGAAGAACAGCCAGCGACAGGTCACTTCGGCGTGTCGTACTGGGGTGGGCTAGGCGCCACCGCGCTCATCGGCTACTTTCCCGGCAATCAGGGCGATCGGGACCGCTTCACCCTGGCTCACGAGCTGGGGCATCTGGTCCTTCACACATTCAGGCCTCGCGTGCCAGACAGTGTCGCCGAGGATGAAGCGAACCGGTTCGCGAGTGCACTGCTCGTGCCGTACCGGCGGGCGCTGGAACTGTTCTCCGAGCGGCTCTCACTCACCGAATACGCCAGGTTGAAGGCGACGTGGGGTGTTTCTATCCAGGCTCTGATCATGCGCGCCTACGCCGTCGAGGCGATCGGAGATACGCGCAAGCGGTCGCTGTTCGTCCAGCTATCGGCGCGCGGCTGGCGAAAGGCCGAGCCCGTGAGCGTTGGGCACGAAGAGCCCCAATTGCTGTGGGCGTTGCTGTCACGCCGTTACGGTGCACGGCCTTACGTACCCGCGGCTGAGGCGCTGGCCATCCACCCGACCGTCCTACGGTCGATCGCCCCAACACCAGAACCCAAACAGCCAGATCACCAAGAGCGGCCTCCCGGCACCGTCGTGAGATTCCGGCGCCGCGTGTCCTAGGCCCATAAGCCAGCGGCCCCGTCCTCCTTGGGGAGGGCGGGGCCGTTTTCGGCGTGGACGTGGGAGCGCTCCCGGAAGGGTGAGGGGGTGGAGCCCTTGCCCCCTCACCCCCAGGTGATCAGGTGGTTGTCCTGGCCGCCGTACCGCACCGCATACATCCGCGCCGTCGCGGTCAGCGTCTTCTGGTTGCTCTCCGGGACGATGACCACCCGCCGGTCCGTGCGGGCCAGGTGACGGATGCCCTCGGCCATCTCAGCGGGGGTCAGGTCCACCCGCTCGGCCAGGCGGGCGATGGCGGTCCAGGCACGGCCTCCGTGCTGGGTGGCGGCGACGTCGTAGGCCCGGCGGATCTCCTTGGCGGCGTCCTCGGCGGTGATCTCGCGCATGTCCGTCTCCGTTGCTCGGTCTGGGCTGGCTGGCCGGGGCCCGGTTTCCCGGGCCCCTCAGGGCTTTCAGGCGGTGGCCTGCCACTCGGCGCTGGCGGTCCAGCTGCGCTCCCGGTGGGCTTCGCGGACTGCCTGGGCCTGCGACATGTTCGGGTTGGCGCGGAGCTTGTCGAGGGCGACCTGGGTGTCGGCGTCGGCCTCAGCCCGGTGCATCTGGAAGATCCGCTCGCTCTTCTGGGCGATGGTCTTGAGGTTCATCTCTGGCTCCTTCTCTCGTTCCCTTGTGACTTCAGTCTAGTGGGTACCCACTAGAAGTGTCAAGTGGGTACCCACTAGACTTTCCGAGGGGTACCCACTAGCCTCATCCACATGACCCTCCCCGACCCCATCGCCCAACTCCCCGACGCGCTGGCCAACACCGACCCGGTAGAACGCGCCAAGGCCCTCTCCCAGGCACTCGACGCCATCCCCACCCTCCAACGCACCCTCGCCACCGCCCGCGCCGACATCGTCAACGAGCTGAAGCAAGGCCGTACCTGGGACCAGGTCGGCGAGCTGCTCGGCCTCCACCCGGCCCGCGCCTCCCAGATCGCCCGGGGCGTCTCCGGCGGCACCAAACGCCGACCGGCCACCGACTGATCCCCGAACACAACAGCGCCCCCGCACCGGCCTAGCCGAGCGGGGGCGCTTCTCCGTGACTCAGCCGCCCCGCCGGACAGCCCGCACCTCCCGGATCCGCCGCTTCGCCGTCGCCTCCGACACCCCGTACACCTCCATCACCCGGCGCACGATGTCCATGTACTGCACACCCTGCCGGTCCATCCGGTCGACGGCGGTCTCCAGCGTCTCCGGCGCCGTCTCCGGCTCGGCCAGGTCGAGGTCCACGTCGTGGTCGCGGGGCAGCTCGTCGACGCGGATCCGCCGGCCCCGATGCTCGACGATCCGCCCCCACCAGCCGGTGTCACGATCGGTGTCATCGGTGTCTGACACCGCGCTGACCTGCGCGTTGACACCAGTGTCAGTGTCGTCCTCGTCGGTGGGGGAGCGGAGCGCCTGCCGTTCCTGCCAGGCGTAGTGCACGCCCGCGATGAGCAGGAACGCGGCGACGGCGACGAGGATGGCGACGGGGCCGCCCCAGCCTCGGGCCGGCTCTTGCGCGGCGGCGATGGTCAGCATCAGGCAGCTCCGAACATCCAGGCGGGGATACCCGCGACGAGGCCGGTCACGAAGTCGACGCAGCCACGAGTGAGGTCGCCGACCGTGCCGCCGGGCAGGTCGGCCATCAGGCCGAGCAGGATCGCCGCGATCCACAGGCGGGTGTTGAGCCGGTACAGCGGGCTCTGCGGGAAGGTGAGCGTGGCGAACCGGCCGAGCTTCTTCGACGCCTTGGTGGGCAGCATGCAGCCGATGACGTAGAGGAACAGCAGGCCGACTCCGGCGCCGAGGATGACGTTGATGGACGCGCCGGCGATGTAGGCGCCGCCGGTGGCGCCGAGGAGCTGCTCGATGCCGGCGCTGGCGGTCTGCACGGTCCACTGGTCCAGCGGGGAGCCGTCGAAGCCCTCCCGGATCGCGGGGACGGCCAGGACGAACGCGACCCGGTCCCGGATCGAGTTCGGGCCGACGGACATGTAGTCGACGACCAGGGCCAGGAGCAGCAGCACGGCCACGGCGGTCGGGGACATGGTGTGCACGAGGATCCCGGCGTCCGGGTGAGGCTCCGCAGGTGGCGCCGGCGCGAGCGTGAGGAAGGTACGCACAGGTCAGGCTCCGTTCCAGTCGAGCACGGTGGCGCCGGTGCGGGCGTCGCGGATCTCCAGCCGCGGCGCGTCCATCGGCTCGTTGTCGGCCAGCGCGGCGCGGGTCAGCGACTGAAGGAGCCGGTCGAGGACACCGTCGACGCCTGGGCCTTCCAGGTCGAGCTGGTAGGTGAGGGTGCGCTTGTGCAGGACCTCGTACGCGCCGTCGAAGACGTGCACCCGGTAGATGGGCATCAGGCGTTGTCCTCCGCCTCAAGGTGGGTGAGCACCGGGAACAGGCTCAGGCCGAGCAGCAGCATGCCGCCGGTAGCGACCAGCGCCGAGGTGTTGTGGCCGGTGAGGATGGCGGCGAGGGCGGCGACCAGCTCGGCGAGCACCCCGGCGGTGAGCGCGACGGCGATCCGGGTCCAGTTCACCGGCCGGGGCACGGCGACGACGAACGGGCGTGCGCCGGCGGCGCGGAGTTCGCCGATCCGGTCGGCGAGCTGCGCCAGGCCGCGGGCGGGCAGGGTGACGACGTGTCCGGCGAGGGTACGGGTCGGCGAGTTCGGGGGGATGTAGCCGCACACGTGGTGGGTGGGGGGCATGATGAGGGCTCCTTCCTTGCGCGGGGAGGACCCGGGGGCGCGGCTCGCTGTCCAGGCCGGAGCCGCGCCCCTGGGGGCGCTACGGGGTGAGGGCGTCGGCGGGTCGGCGGATGGCGCGGTCACCGTCGGCGAGGACCGCGGCGTCGATGAGCCGCACGCCGATCATTCGCGCCTCGTCCGGGGTCAGCTCCCGGCCGTCGAGGATGACCTGCGCGGAGGCGGTGTCGACCTCGATCGGTACGGGTGAGCCGAGGATGTCGGCGTTCAGGCGGGTGGGCGTGGCGCCCTGCCGCCAGCGCGTGTAGTTGCGCAGCATCACTGCTCCTTCGTGGTTGCGGCGGCCAGCTCGTGTGAGTGGCCGTTGGTCTGCTGCTGGAGTCGGGTGCGCAACGTCGACTCCGGGACGTCTTCCGCGCGGGCCGCCGCGCGCTGCTTCTCCCCTGCGCGGACCCGCGCGATCGCGCGTTGCAGGGCTGCTTCGCGCTGCTCGGCGGTGGGCTCCGTGGAGGGTTCGGCGGGGGTGCGCGACACGACGTGGCCGCGCCGCGCGGGGGCGACGTCTACCCGCGCGACTTGCGGTAGTGCCATCTGCGCGGGGATGCGCAGCGCCAGTGGTTCGGGTGCGCGGTGCGGCTGCGCAGGCTGCGCGGCCGTCTTGGCGGGCGGCTGGTCGGGCTGCGCGGGGGCGAACGTTTTGCGCGGGTCGGTGGCGTCGAGGACGAGCCGTCGCCAGTCGCGCAGCGTCGACCACGGCGCGAGCGCAACCCGGATGAGGCGCGGCGGTGTGACCGCGACCGGGCCGGGCTGACCGCGCCGGCGGAGGACCTGTCGGCGCACCTCGGCGAGGAGCACTTCGAACGCGATCATCGCGACGACGGGCACGCCTGCGGCGAGGACGACGGTTTGCTCGTCGCCGGCGGAGCGGGTCCACGCCCAGGCGCCGTTGCTGGCGGAGCTGGCCGCGATCGCGACGCCGGTGGCGAGGCGCGCGAATGTGGCAGGTCGGGCGTCGAGGCTCGCGGCCCAGGAGACGGCGGCCATGGCGATGGCCATGCCGTCGAGGACCAGGGCGAGCAGCTGGGGGATGTCGAAGCCTTTGGCGTCGGCGTAGCGGGTTTGCTCGTCGAAGGACCAGACGGCGCCGGCTACCCAGACTGCGGCGATCAGCAGCAGGGCGATGCCGAGGGGGAGGTGTCGGGTCCATGGTCGACGGTCACTCATGACGGCAGTATGCCACACTTGCAGCGCACGCCACACTTGCCACGCTACGGAGGATGATCGTGCCGGTACTCGCCACGCAGGCCACAGCCGCTACGATCACCACGATGGCCGGCACAGTTGAAGAGCTCGAAGCCCGCCTCGACCGCGGCGACTGGTTGCTCCCCGGCGAGGTGGCGAAACTGCTCGGCATCGACCGGACCACGGTCATCCGCGCCTACCTCAACCCGGACCCGCCGAGGATCCGTTACCGGCGGCGAGCCGGCGCCGGGGGATACCGGGAGTGTCACCCCGACGATGTTCGCCGTGAGCTGAATGCTCGCCGCCAGGTGTACGGCGACGAGTAACTCCAGACAGGCGGAGCGCCCCCACCCGTGCGCGGGTAGGGGCGCCCCTATCTATCGGCCAGGACGTCTATCGGGTCTCGATGCCCTGGCCGGCTTGTTGGCACCGCTCGACGTCCCGCAGGCACTCCCTGAGTTCGTCGATCTGGTGCTGGCGGCGTTCCTCTTCGGTGGCCGGCCGCACGGTGCGGGCCGGGGTCTGCTGTGGCCGACGGTCCGCGCCTCCACCGCCGAGAAGCATCAGCATGACGCCGATGATCACGGCGACGAGGGCGGCTTGAACGGCTGTGGCACGCCGGGTGCGGCGGGTCACTGCTCGCCTGTTCGCTGGTGGGGGATGCGGGCGCGGGACTGCTCGCGGTCGGCGCGGTAGGCGGCGAGGTTCCGGGCGGCGTAGGCGCCGGTTTCGCACTGCCCCGCGGCGCAGGCTTCGCAGCCCTGGTGGGCTGCTACGAGGAACGCTGCGACCGCCGGATCCCCGCCGGGTTCGTACATGGAGGTCACCGGCGGGCTCCTGACGTCGGCACGGGTGAGCTGATGCCGGTGCGGGTGCGCTGGTGGGCCGGCCCCCGCCCGGCCGGGCTGCCTTCCGCGTGACGCCGGGCCAGCCGGAAGGTAACCCGCTGTTCAAGCTAGGTCACTCTGTGGCCATTAGTCAAACAGTGCGTGAGGGCTACGGTCCTACGTGTTGAACTCCTCCCGAAAACGACGAAAACGCATCCCCGCCCCCTGGGGAATTGGGGGCGGGGATGCTGTACTGGTGGCGCCTAGTTGCTCGTAGCAGGGTGCTGGGTGAGCGGAGTGGGCAGCGACCGGATGGCGAGTCTGCGCTGTCCACTCCGCACTTTCGTGTAGATCTGTGTCGAGGTGACCGACGAGTGCCGTAGCGCCTCCTGGACGGTCCGCAGTGACGCACCGGAGTCCATCAGCGTGGTGGCGAACCAGTGCCGGAAGCGGTGCATGTGCAGGCCCGGCAGGCCGATGCGGCGGAAGTGTGCGGCTTGGTGCTGGGACAGCCACCGGCCGGTGATGTCTTGTCCGGAGGGGCCGCGGACGAGTCGGCCTGGTGGCCGGTCCTTGACGTGCTCCCAGACCACGGGGTGGGTGTAGACGACTTCGGGGTCGCCGCCTTTGCCGATGAGCCGGATGTGGTCCTCGCTGACGTCGGCACGGGTGAGCCGGCAGATCTCGCTGGCCCGCAGGCCTTCGTGGGAGGCGAGGAGGATGGCGGTGTACCAGGGGTCGGTGGAGCGGTTGAGGGCTTGGACGAGCTCGTCGTCGGTGACGGGGTGGGGCAGGCATTTGGGGTTGCGGGGTTTGGCCATGTCGATGCTGGGGTCGCCGTCGAGGTGGCCGGTGGTGGTGGCCCAGCGGTAGAAGCCGCGGATGTGCATGGCGTAGGTGGCTCGGGTCCAGCGGGACCAGCGGGGGTGGGCTAGGAAGTGGTCGAGTTCGTTGACGCTGGCCCAGGCGAGGCCGTAGGGGAGGTGGTTGTGGAGTCGGCGGATGATCTGGTCGCGGGCTTCGATGGTGCGGTCGCTGTGTCCTTTGGCTCGTAGGTGGGCGATGTGCTCGGCGATGAGTTCGCTCAT